CCACACGGGCGTTGACGGAGTACTTGTCCGCCAGATCGGCATACGCGGCCACAATGGCCTCATACAGGGTTTTGCCCTCCACCGCCTTGATCGCAGAGCCATTATAAAAGCTCATGTGGGCATGTGCCGTGTCTGTGGCGCAGGCTTCAGCGGGCAGGAAGGCGAAGTGTTTCTCACGGTACGCCAGCGCGGAGCGCAGGTTTGTTTCCACCGCCGTTACCAGATCGGTCTCCGTCCCATGCAGCACGGTGTCCTTTACAACCGCCTTCACCTTCATTTTGAGGCGGCCATAAGAAATAGAATCGCCCTGGGTTTCGATCTCGTTGGCAGTCTGCTTGTCGGTTACGTCCCCGATGTCGGCGTCTGCAATGGTAAAACCAAGCTTCGGCTCCTCCAGCCCGGAGATGTTTGTTACCCGGCAGATCCCGCGCAGCGGGTTGTCCTGCTCCGGCTCCATCAAAAGATCGGTAGAAATGTTCTTAGGCAGCAGCTTTTCACCGCTTCCCAGGTCTCCATCTCCGGCGGGGATTGCGCCCAGGCCCTCATAAACCTTCTGTACATTGCCCTTCAGAGCGTCGCGGTAGAAAATGCCCTTCGCCCGGATCAGCTGTGCTTTTCCGCCTTCTTCTCCGCAGTTCTCGCGGGCGTTTTCCTCTCTGCACTTTTCGCGGACGCTCTCTTTTTGAACTGCCTCCATCGTGTCATGCTCGGCTTTCAGCATGTCGTAGCGGGCCTGCAGTTCGTCGCGGTGTGCCTTTTTGGCCGTGATGTCGCTCATCTGCACGGCAGGGTCGGCTCCTTTTTCAGCAATCCATTCAGCGTCCGCCTGAATCGCAGCAGAGAGGCCGGCCAGCTTTTCCTTCATTTCGAACAGCGTTATTTTTGCCATTTTTTTCATCCTTTCAAAGTTTGTTTATTGAAACGAGTTAAAATTTTCTCGTTTTCTGCCAGCAATTTCTGTCTTTCCTTGCGTTCCTCCGCACTCAAAAGAGCCTCATGGCATCGTTTGCTCAGTTTTTCCAGAAGCTCTGGCTCCAGGTCGGATTCCATGAGTACGGTAAAGGCGTCCCACGCATTGGAAAACGCCTTGGTAATCCCGGCGGCCCTTTGTGCAGGAACCGCCACCAGGGAAAACTCAAAGGCGTCTGTGGGCTCTGTAATGATTCCATAGCAGTTCTTTCCGTCGTAAACCTTCCCTTTTTGATGATGTTTTTGGCATTCCCATCCTCTCATTTCTGCGCCGCAAACCGAACATACAACAGGTTTTGCCGCAAATCCTACGGAAACCTCCTTTAGAATTCCGGCTTCGATCTTTTCAATCATGCTCCTGGTTTCATCATTGCGCAGCATGTAGGCGCTGCCTCTCAGATATCGATACGGCGCCCCCAAACTGTTCCGTTTCCCTGTTTCTACCACTTCACAGCGGTATATCCGGGCAACCTGGCCTTTTGCAGTCCAATTATGATCGAAAATCCCGGTTTTTCCCACGTATAGCTCTGCCAATTTATGCAGCGCCTCATCGGAAATTTGTTCCATGTCCCGGTCTATCTCGTTGTCGCAAAGCGTCACCGAAAAGCAATATACCTCTTCTGGTTTAAGCTCGTTCCTGGTAAATTGATGTATCAGTGCAATGTCATTTTCTGCCGTCGCTGTCTGTACCGACGGCTCTTTCGTCTTCAGCATGCTTTCCTCCGTCCTTTCCAGCCAATACGCCCGGCTTTTGTTTTACGGTATACTCTAAAGTTGCCAAATCCTGCGAGATCATCGGCTGGCTACCAATTCCCCCTTCAAACGCAGGCAGATTTCTCTCCCCGCGAATTTCATCCGGCGTTTTCCAGGCGCTACGCACGGCCTTATAATCCACCTCTGCCTGTGTGGCGGCGTCTGCCCTTAAAATACTGTCCATGTTAAATTTGAAGCGGAGCCCCGCTTTCCTCTGTTCAGATGTCAGCAGCTTTTTGTTCAGCTCCTGCTCGTATGCCGTCACGATGGGAAGCATAGTGAGCATCAAAAATTCCAGCATCTGCTGCTCCTGTGAAGAAAAAGAAGTGTCGGAATAATCGCCCAGCAGGTGAGGGGGAATGTTATACACCATTGCCACTTTCGACCTTGTGATCTTCTCTACCTCAAACAGCTTGCTGTCAATGGGGGAGAGGTTCAGGGTTTTTGCCGTCACTCCTGATTCCAGCAGCAGAATATTTCCGGAAGTTTCCCGGTATGTCTGCATGAAGTCGGCGATCATCCTTCTCCTTTGGTCCTCTCCCAGGTTTGCCGGAGCCTCCATCACAGCCTTTGCGTTCACACCTTGTTTCAGCTGCTCCACGGAAAAGCTTTGGATGTTTTCTGAATAATCCAGCGTGTCCTGCAGGACGGACACGGGATTTACCCCCGTGTATCCGTTTACCGAAATGAAAGGGACGTGCAGCACATGGTAGCTGTGCACCAACATTTCTTCACCGTTTTCCGGTGTAATCCGGTACCACAGTTCCCCGCTGTCCGTGTCCAGTACCGGCCGTACGCGCTGGGGGTCGAGCACGTCAATCCGTTCCAGCCGCCCGTCCGGTGCGTAAGCTTTCAGGGCATAGGCGTTTCCCGCCGTGTCTCTGCAGGCCTCCATTGTCTTGAAAAACTGGCAGCTCGTCATATTGGGATTGGGGGAGAAGCTCAGAATGTCGTTCAAATCATCCCGTAGCGGCGCGGATCCGCTGTAGAGCTGCACAGGCATGGCCGACAGCGCGTTTGATATCCGGGACACCGCCGAAAACAGCAATTCACTGTTCTTCAGCGTGTAATCTCCCCGCTTCCAGAACACCGGCCTGCCGCCCTTAAGCTCCCGCTTCTGCGGCGTGTCGCGGCCCAGAAAGCTCTTTAGTCTTGCTATAAATCCCATAGTTTTCCCCTCCTTTCTTTTGCCTCTCAGGGCAAGCTGATGATAGTTGACAGGCTTTTTTCCGGCGAAATCGTGCCGGCACTTTTGCGCAGAAGCTCCGTATGCGCGTCCAGGAAAGCCGCAAATCCGTCTATCTTCCGGAATTTGCTCTGCTTTGTGGGGAGGTATGTAGCATTCGGCCCTCTCTTGGTGAGCTTTACGTTCCCCAGGTACCAGGAAAAAAGCCTGTTGTTGTTGTGGATGACGTTACCGTCCAGAAACCGTTCCTTCAGGTCGTCCATAGGCGCCGTCAGGGTGAGTTCTCCCTGACGCACCTCGTTGAGGATAAAGCCCTTTTCCCGCATCAGCTGTACCAGCAAAAAGGCCTTTGCGGGGTCAAATCCGATGCTGTCAATACAATATTTCTTCCGGCACTCTTCAAACCACTGATAGACCAGGTTATAATCCACATACTCTCCCGGCACCACTGTCAGCCAGCCCTTTTGCACCAGGTATTGCCAATTCAGCTTTTCTCTGTCCTCTTTCACCTTTTTTTCCGGGACCCAGGAATGTTCCAGCAGAAACAAATCTCTGGAAGGAAGCTCGAACTCCAGGCAGGCGGAAGTGAAATCCTCTGTTTCTGCAAGGTCGAACCCGCCGTAACAGGGCTTTCCGAGAAGTTCCTTCTCATCGATTTCCCGATTGTTTTTCAGGATGACCTTGGCGTCCAGGAAAGACAGTTCATCCACATTTGTGAAGACGTTGAGCTGCTTGTTGATAAAATTGCTCCGCTCCGCAGGCACGCTTTTCACTCGTTCCCACTCGTCAATCATGTCCTCTTTGTCCAGCAGTGCGCCCATCGATGGATTGGCCTTTCCCCAGCAGGAAGTGTCCTCCGGGTCGTCGTTTTCATCGATCTCGTCTATGTAGATAAACATGCGGTCAGATGCCCTCTTGGCCACCGCTCCCGTATCGTCCAGAATCTGCCCGCCCAGGATGTAATAATCCATCAAGGGCCCGTCGATTACGCTTCCCAGCGTTGTGATGTAAAGGATCATCGGTTGCCGCCGTTTTTTGGTTTTTCCCTTGATGACATTGAGCAGCTTGTAATCCCGGAACTCGTGGATTTCATCGAACACGCCCATGTGCACATTCTTTCCGTCCAGATTTTTGCTGTCCGATGCAAGCGGCTTAAAGAAGCTGTTTGTCCGGTCAAAAAACATTCCCTGTTTTGTAACCCGCACGTGCTTTGACAAAATCGGGCTGGCCAGAATTTGATTGGAGCATTCATCAAAAACTGTCCTTGCCTGGTCTTTAGCATTCGCGAGGCAGTAAACCTCGGCGCCGCGCTCGCCGTCCTTTGTAAGGCTGTAAGCAGCATTCCCGGCAATCATAGTGGATTTTCCGTTTCCCTGCCCTACAATGATGAGGCCTTCCCGGAACCTCCTGTATCCCGTCTGTTTCGATACCCAGCCGTATAAATTTGCTTCCACAAAATGCTGCCACGGCAAGAGCGTGGTCTTTTTGTACGCGCCTTTGGTCGGAACTAAAAATTCCTCGATAAAACGGATGGGCCGGTATCCCAGTTCCAGGTCAAATCTCCAGGGGTAATTCTCGTCTGCCTGCATGGAAAGCTCCGATAAAAAACGGCTGCAGGCCTGGATCCGCCGTTTTCCGGAAACAATTCTTCCCTCTGTGACGTCCTTGGCATACCGGTATGCTTTCGAATTCCTGACTTCCTCAGAAACTGTCGAACGGGTCATCCTCATCACCGGCCTCTGCGCCTAAAAAGCCATGAAGCTGTTTCATTACGGCGAGAAAGTTCTTGGTATAGGACACATGCAGGTCTGCTGCCGCTGTCTTCTTTTTTCCCTTTTGGTTCTGCCCGTTTTGGTAATCTTCCTCGTAGCCTTTCATCGTGATGTCCTTTTCCAGCCTGTCGATTGTGACGCCCAGAAAGGCCGCCCTGGCAAGCTCCTTTCGGGCAAGGTTCAGCTTTTGCTCCGGCGCGTTTTCAAACAGCTTTAAAAGCCGGCGGTATTCTCCGCGGATTTCCTTATCGTCCGGCAAATCTCGAATAAATTTTTCCCCCGCTTTTGTCATCGTTTTCCGCCTCCCTTTCCAAAACCATTGTGTGGGAACACCCCCTATGAAAAACCCCTCTCCGTCCCAAAGAAGGAGGGCACGCGGTTACAAAATCGCTGTGCGCCGACTTTTGGGGTAGGGGGGGGACTCTTCCTCTCTTCAATCTCTCCTGGCTATTCAACCCACTTTCATTCTGCCACACCGTCACGCACACGAATCACTCTAATTCCTTTCGGTGTGCAGTCCCGTCGATGCTTCGTCTGCTCATGACACTGCCAGCATAGGCTCTGCAGATTTGCAAGCTCCAAGGCGAGGTCTGGCCTCTCGTCGACTGGGAGCAGGTGATGCACCTCGGTGGCTGTTGTGATGTGTCCTTTTTTTAGACACTCTTGACACAAGTAGCAATCCCGCTGTAATGCCAGTTTCCGTAAATGACGCCATGTCCTGCCATGATAGAAGCCCTGCTCTTTTAGTCCCGGCTTTTTTACCATGCCTTTTTACCCCGACTTTTTTCTAAGGCTTCTCATTCTTCAGTGCGGCCGCATATTCCCTCTTTAAGCGTTCCAACTGTATTTCCTCCGCTTCCGTCCTTTGCTTCTTCCGGCAGATCGCCTGAATCTGCTCCCCCAAAGCCATCCGCACCAGCCGTGCGTGAGGACACCGCGGCGCAGAGCAAAAATGCACGCCAGTCCTTATGAATTCATCATGGATACATTTACCTGGCAACGGGCACAACATGACACCGCCTCCGATCTGGTATAAAAAAAGACGCCCCGGAAAGCCGGAACGCCT